GTCCACTCAGGCCGAGATGGACAAGGCCCGTAGGATGGACCTTGAGGATGGTAAGTTCTCTAAGTCCACTCAGGCCGAGATGGACAAGGCCCGTAGGATGGACTTGGAAGACGGTAAGTTCTCTAAGTCCACTCAGGCCGAGATGGACAAGGCCCGTAGGATGGACCTTGAGGATGGTAAGTTCTCTAAGTCCACTCAGGCCGAGATGGACAAGGCCCGTAGGATGGACCTTGAGGATGGTAAATGGTCCAAGGCTACTCCCAGCGAGCTTGAGAAGGCACGCAAGGGTATGAGCCAGAAAGTGCTTACTGGCCTTATGACTCGCATGATCCCTGGCGTTGGTGGTGTTATTGCAGGCATGATGCCGGGCGACACCAACGAAGGTGAAGCCGAAGAGCTTGCCAAGGCTCTCAAAGATCCTCAGAGGGCTATGACTGGTAACATTAAGGAATCGCGTAACAAGTACGATAAAGTTGGGATGATGGCCCCTTCTTTGGATACTGATTTCGAGGAAGAGAAGGCGTTGTTTGAGACCTCCAAGAAGGTCAACGCGCCCAAGAGGCCTCCCCTTAAGATTGATACTAGCCCTAAGTCTAAGACCAAGGCTATGGACAAGTCTAGTACAAAGAAAACCTCTTCGGAGGGTAATAGACTCGCACCCGGCGCTTCGCTGGGGGACGCTCTAGAATTCTACAAGCGGAAAGGTGCAAGTACATTTGAGTGGGATGGAGACACTTACGTGAAGTCTAACTCCAACTCAGGTTACAGCGTTAAAAACTAAGGCCACCTGTTTATCAGCCCCTAGAACTGAACTTCCAAAGCTACTTGCCGGTGGTCGGCAACCCAAAGGAACAACAATATGACTACTCACACTAACCAGGACGAGGTAATTAATCGGGATGCAGTCATCCATACGCCCTACAAAGGTGCGTATAAGGCGGCACTTGATGAACCGGACGAGGCTACCCCCCCTGCACCCGTAGACGGCCAGGACCAGGAACCCGAAAGTCAGGAAGAGAAGACCTACAAGAAGCGTTATGGCGATGCCCGCACCTATATCAATAGGCTGCAGGATGAAAATCGCAAGACCCGAGCAGAAATGCAGTCTAAGATTGACGCTCTCTCTCGTAAAAAGGTGGAACTCCCCAAGACCGAAGCAGAAATCTCTGCATTCGCCAATGAGTTCCCAGATGTATTCAAGACACTTGTTAGCATTGCTCGCAAGGAAACTATTAAGTCGCAGAACGCTCTCGAATCTCGATTCGATAATGTTCGTGAACTCGAAGCCAAGCTGGCTCGCGATTCAGCGACTGTCCGTCTTTCCCAGCTTCACTCGGATTGGGAAGAGCTTCGTGAGACGGCTGAGTTTCATGCGTGGGCAGAGGAACAATTGCCTCAGATTAAATCCTGGTTGTATGATAATCCCGATAACCCCGAGCTTTGCGCCAAGGCCATTGATCTCTATAAGATGGAGAAGGGTCTAAGCAAGAAGCGTAACAAGAGGGAGTCAAATGACGACGCTGCCAAGCAGGTAACTCGTCATCGTAATCCTGAGATTCAGGATGGTCTGCCTACGAAGAAGATTTGGAAGGAATCAGAAATCCTCAAGAACTCTCGCTCCAAGCCTAACTGGTTCGAAGAGAATGAGTCCGAAATCGACAAGGCTTCCCGTGAAGGTAGGATCGAATACGATTTGACTCCTCAACGTAGATAATACACACAGGAGATTTTTAAATGGCTGCTTTCGCTACCGTTCCTGGCTATGGTAACCTACCCAATGGTTACTTCAGCCCGACTATTTACTCGCAGAAGGTTCAGAAGTATTTCCGCAAGTCGTCCGTTGCTGAGGATATCACCAACACCGACTACTTCGGCGAGATCGCTAATTTCGGCGATACCGTTAACATCATCAAGGAGCCGGTGCTGACCGTCAGTGCGCTCGTTCGTGGTCAGGCTCTCATTGCCCAGGACCTCGTTGATGACCAGCTTACCCTGACGGTCGATCAGGCGAACTACTTCATGTTCAAGGTCGATGACATTGAAGAGAAGCAGTCGCATGTGAACTGGGAGTCGCTCGCTATTGGCGCGGCGGCTTACAAGCTCAAGGACACCTTCGACACCGACATTCTGTCGTACATCAAGGGTCAGGTTTCGGCTGGTATGCTTTACGGCACCTCCGCTGCCCCGCTCGATGTCGGCTTTGCGGCCGGTGAGGTCTCGCCTCTGTCGGTCATGAACCGTCTGTCGCGTCTTCTAGACGTGAACAACGTCCCGTCCGAGGGTCGTTGGCTTGTTGCGGACCCGGTGTTCTGGGAGCAGGTTGGTGATGAGAATAGCAAGCTTCTGATGGATTGGTCGAACAGCAAGGACGGCGCTACCATTCTTCGTAATGGTCTCGTCTCGCCGGGCGAGATTCGTGGGTTCAAGTGCTACAAGAGCAACAACACCCCGATGTCGACTGCTACCGTCCGTACCGTGTTGGCTGGTCATATTTCTTCGACTGCCACTGCGTCGCAGATTGCTAAGACCGAGAGCTATCGTGATCCGAATTCGTTCGCGGATATCGTTCGCGGTATGCACATGTACGGTCGTAAGGTTCTCCGTACCGACGCCATCGCTGCCTCTCACTACACCGTCGACTAATAGGAGAATAACACATGGCTACTTTTGATCGTCGTCGCGGTACGGTAACTGGTACCGGCGCACTCACCCAGGTCGGGGCCTCGTCCACCACCACCGTTCGGAGGTCTATTGAGTTCTCCGGCATTTCGGGTGCTGGTGTTGCGGCTAACGACATTGTTCAGGCTATTCAGCTTCCGTCCGATTGCGTTGTGCATTGGGTCGGTGCTGAGGTCACGACTGCCAACACGTCGGCTGCGTCTGTGCAGCTCTCCGGTGCGGGCTACATCTACGCGGTCGCCGCTAACGGTAACCTCTCGACTGCTGGGCAGCTTGCTGTCTCTGCCGCGACGTTCCCGTTCCTCAATAGCGCGGCGTCAGCTATTGAGCTTGTTCTTACTTCCGGCACCATGACTGCAGGTAATGCTGTGGTTCGTGTGTGCGCGGTCTACACGATCATCGGCGAATAATGGAATTGAGGGAGGGGGCCAATAACCCCCTCCTTCACCACATATGAATTATCTCAACCTCTGCAATAGTGTCGCACACCGATTGAACGAAGTTGCTATGACTTCGACCAATTTTACGGCTGCAACAGGTTTTCATTCACAGATCAAGGACGCTGTGCAATTTGCTATTCGTGATATTTATCACGCAGAGTATGAGTGGCCGTTCAACATTTCGGCCGCGACTATTACGTTGACCTCTGGTACTCCTACGTACCCACTGACTAGCGCTGCCCCTAACTATGTTCGTGTTGATTGGGGTAGCTTCGTTCTTAATAAGAATGTGCCTACCTCTTCCGTCACAGCTAAGCCTATCAGCTTGATTGATTTTGATCTGTGGCGCCAGACTCGCAAGTCCAACGATATTAATATGACTAGCTCGGGTTGGTCTTCTCCTGATTTTGTGTATCGCACGCAGCAGGAAGAAGTTGGGTTCACTCCGTATCCAGATCAGAACTATTCTGTCTCCTTCGATTATTGGGTCACCCCCTCCGATCTGAGTGCTGCTACGGATAGCCCGACCGTCTACGACAGGTTCAGTAATGTCATTATCGACGGAGCGATGTGGTATTGCTACATGTTCCGGGATAATGTCGAAGCTGCCGCAGTCATGGAAAAGAAGTTCACCACCGGTATTCGTCGTATGCGCGTTGATCTGATCAATCGCTACGACGCGTTTCGATCTGATTATGTTGGAGGGCAGAATCTTTATGGCAACGATCCGTACAGGTTCTGATATTAATCGTGTAGTTGCGCGGGTTAACTCCGCTGCTGCTGTAGCTTTCTACACAGGAATAATTGGTGAAGTGATTCTAGATTCCACCCATATGGCTCTTGTTCTACAGGATGGAGTTACACAAGGTGGATTCAGGCTACAGGCTACTTCCGCTGCCCCCCTGTCCGCAGCATCTACTACCCCGCAGATTATTACTAAAGTTAACGAGATTCTTACAAACCTAACAGCCGCAAAGTTGATGGGATAATGCCAGATAAATGGTCCACATTCAAGGTTAACTGTCAGGGCGGTCTCGTCCAGAACGAGGATGTGCTAGACCTTGCTGAGAATTTTCCTGGCGCTGCTGCAGACCTTGTCAACTTCGAAGGTGATCTACGAGGTGGATATCGTCGCGTAAGCGGATACGACGATTACGCTGCTACTGCGGTTCCTACGGCGATCATTTACGCAACTTCTGCCGGCGTGTCTGGTGCCGGCCTCTACGGTGCTGTCACCTCTCTCTATGGTACGTCAGGAGTTACCGCTGGCGGGGCTGTTCTAGGTGTGCAGATTTACCTGAGTGGCGCTATCGCAGCTCGCGGGGAACATATTTTTTACGCCATTCCGGGCGGCGCATGGGCCATGATCAACACTTCCGGAGTTGGGCTTGGTATTGAAAAGTATAGATTTGCTGATTTTCAGTGGACTGTGCCCTCTATTATCATGACTAACGGGGTAGGTTACGCCATACATTACAGTGGGTCTGCATTGACTCATCTAAGCACTTCTGGTGCTCCTACGAATCCTAAGTTCTGCGAAGAGTTCAAGCAGCATATCTTTTTGGCCGGATACAGTAGTAATCCCAACGCCATTCGGCATTCGGCCCCTAACAGCTATACGGACTTCAGCGCCCTTAATGGTGCTGGTGAAATCGTTGTAGGCGACGAAATCGTCAACATCAAGAAAATTCATAACGATCTACTTATTTTCTGCAAGCGTAGTCTGTACAGATTGGTTGGAAACAACATCTTCGACTGGCAGCTTCAAAAGATTTCTTCTAACATCGGCTCCATCGCCCCGGATTCTATTCAGGAATACAACAACGACTTGATGTTCCTGGCGCCGGATGGTATACGAACGGTTGCCGAGACTGAAAAGATTGGCGACACAGAGCTTGGAGTTTTGTCGAAACCTGCTGGTACTGCTGTTACAGATATCATTAACACGTATTCTGAGACTGGATCTATCGCCTCCGTTGTCGTCAGGGCCAAGGGCCAGTATCGTATGTTCGGTTCGTTGAGCACACTTACGACAGCTACTCAGCAGGGTATCCTAGCCTCTAGGGTTAAAGAACAGCCTGCTGTCTTGGAGTGGGGTAAGCTTCTAGGCTTTGATGCGTATTGTGCCGATTCCGGCTACATCAGCAAAACAGAGTATGTGCTACATGGCGCTAGAGATGGTGGAGTATACAAGCAGGAGTACGGTAATAGCTTCAACGGTAGTAACGTCTACGCCCTATATGTAACTCCGCAGTGGACTTTTGGTGATCCTACTATTCGTAAAACGCTATACAAGCTCAATACGTATTACCGTTTGGAAGGTAATGCTAACGTCACTGTAGGTACCGTTCTGGATTACAACGATAGCTCCGTGTTACAACCCCCCAATGTCTCGTTCACTAGCCAGATGGGTGTGGCTATTTATGGCTCTGCTATTTATGGTACAGATATTTATGGTGGTAACAATTTCCCTGTTACAAAGACAAACCTGATTGGTTCTGGCCATACTGCTGGCCTTATTTACACTTCAAACGACACAAATCCTCCGTACAGCATCAACGCTATTGTGCTTCAGTACGGCACTAACGCTAGGAGATAACACTTGGCCGGATATACACGGGTTGCTACAGCTAATATCGCCAACGGTCAGGTTGTTGACGCAACCTACCATACTAATGAATATAACGCCATTGAGACGGCTTTCGGCACTGGGGGCCACGTTCACGATGGTACAGCTGGTAACGGCCCTAAGCTTACCCTTGTTACTGCTACCAGCGGTACCCTTACGCTTGCGCAGGGAGGCCTAGGTCTAAGCTCCGCGCAGTTCTCTGCTGCCGGAATGCTGCCGATTACCAGCGCTGCTGGTGCATTTGGCGCATATAATATCGGCCAGGGACTCAAGCTGTCTGCTGCCCAGTTGCAGCACGACTTTACTGGATCGGGCGCTGTCTCAATATCTGCTGCCAACATCACCATTAATGTCAGCGCCCCGCTGGCGGTGTCTGGCTCTAGCCTGCAGCTTAACTTTAGCACCGCCTTCAAAGTATCAGGTGGTTTGCTTGATAGCAATATTAATGTCAGCGCCCCGCTGGCGATGTCTGGCTCTAGCCTGCAGCTTAACTACGCCTCTACCTTAAAGGTTTCCGGCGGACTACTTGATCTAGCAGCCATAGACATGCAGTGGGTTGGCGTTTCCGCTGCTACTTCAGCCAGTACCA